CGCAGTTGAAGAACTGCGAGCTGTCACCTGAGGGCTTGACGCAGGTGTCGGCAGCAGCTCGGTTGATGCCGATCTTCTTCGCCCACTCCTCGTTGGTCTTAGCGACCACGCCCTTCAACTCCTCCAGCAGCTGCTCGCGCCCTTCGGCTCCTGGCCGCAGAAGAGGGCAGTCCATCTGTCCGGTGATGTCCACACCGAGCAGCGCTTCCTCTTCGCAGTTGTCGTGCCAGGCCTGCCGAATGTACTTGAAGTTCGTGCAGCTGGCCTGGAAAGTTCCGAAGATGGTCGCGATGCGAATCTTCTCCTTCAGCGTCTCTGGCGTGTCATCGGGCCGAGCGATGACAATCGTCAGGTTGCAGAACTCGTGCGGACGCAGGATGATCTCGGCGCAGTTGCCAGCCACCACGCCGTTGGCGATGACGTTGTGAGTCTCTGGCTGGTTTAGGCAGTAGACGTCCGAGATGCCGTCCTCGGTAATGCTCTTCACCGTGGTGACGTAATCGTCGTCGGTTGACTCCGTAGGCGAGCTGGTCAGTAGGCTATCCAGCATGTTGCCAGACATGCCAGTCATGCCGACGCTGTCCATAAAGATGGCGCACTGTGACTGGCTGATAGACAGAGCGAAACGCTCGTGGTCTGAGAAGTTCTTCTTCTCGTCAATGACCGGCACGGCGGAGTCGGGTTTTCGCACCACTTTGCGCACTCTGGAGGCTACTCCCATGTTGGCCAGAAGCATCTGAGTGTCGAGCAGCAGGCGGTGGCTGGTGCTCTCAAGAACCAGGTTCACCTCCGAGCCGCTGCCAGAGGCGCGAACAACCCTGCCAGCTGACGTGAACAGTCCAGACAGATAACCCACCACCATGCCGCGACAGCCTTGCATGACAGCCTCAGGCACCAGGTACTTCAGGTCCACGACGCTTTCCATGCCAGCAAAGCTTTTGAGCTTGCTGTTGTAGAGCGCACCTGAGGCCCTGGCCGTTTTGACGCTATGAAAGCGATTCTTGGCCTTCACGCCACCGCTGGTGGTGCGGCTGGCCAGAGCTCTCTTGCAGTCCAGAGCCGTCTGGGCGTTCTGATAGCCCTCCATGAAGGCCTCGCAGTTTAGAAACACGCGATTGCCTTCACGCTCGACAATGCCAGAGCCTGCGGCAATGCCTAGGTTTAGACCCTCACCAAAGCTGCCGTACTGGCCGAAGAAACCCTCTTCGGACTGGAGCATCAGCTTCATGCCTGGCTTCAAGTCCTTGAGCTGCTTGCGCCCCTTGTCGGTGGGGAACTCGTGGTTCTCGGTGCAGACTATCTCCTGCCCGTGCGCCGTGATCAGTTTGTAGACCTTGGCGTTCTTTTGCGTCAGCTCGACCTGAGACGCGGTTCGCAGGCTGACTCCAAAGTTGGCAGACTTCAGATCGTTGCGACCGTCCACGGTGACCTTGTTGAGAGGCCTGCCGTTGGCGTACATGTCGCCGATGCGCATCAGACCCTCGTCGGTGTGAATGCGCGTGTCGGGATGAAAGCAGGGGTTGGTGCCGAACTTGGCCTTCTTGCGGCGCTTGGGCAGCATCTTCATGACACCCTCGCGGTTGAAGATGCCGCGCTCGCCAGAGCCTGACTTGGCCAAGCTGAGCCACTCCTCCATGAACACAGTGTCGCTCGGCTTGCTGTCGAAGACGGCCGAGTTGTTGGCCATGCTGCGGTAGACATGGTTCTGCCACCACGCCCCAGATTTGGCTTCACGCATCTCGCTGCTGTTGAGGTCGGACAGCGAGATCAGCGCTGCTCGGCGCACGCCACCTACCTGGACGATCTTGCCGACCATGCATGCCAGGTCGTGGCAATCCAGCTCGGTCAGGTACTTGCCCTGACGCTTGAGAATCAGATCACGAGCGAATTTGAGCAGGTCCTTCAAAGGCTCTGGACCGCAGCTGCGGCCACCCTTGGTCTTGAGCTTGGAACCAGCTGGGCGAATCTTATCGAAGCTGTACTCGACGTCGCCACCCTCAAACCAGGTTTCCAGCCCTAGCTTCAGAGCGTCGCACCAGCCCTCGGTGGAGTCTTCGATGTTGTGCTTGACCTTGTCTCCGCCCTTCTGGCGCTTGATGCGGGGCAGATGCTCGATGTTGTGGGACTCAACCGAGAAGCCAGCGCCTGTGCCCTGCATGAGGATGTAAAGCAGTTCTACGAATGAGAACAAGTCGGAGATGGGCAGGTAGGAGCAGTTGAACACGCCGACGTTACAGCGGTCGAGTGGCGGTCCAGCCATCTGGATGACGCGCATGGCGGGAGAAGCCTTCAGGTTGTACAGGTACGAGTACAGCTCGTCCCACTGTTCCTTGGGCACCTTTTTCAGGCGAGGCTGCTTCTTGAACCAGCCCATGACACGCTCGCATACCTCCTGCCAGGTCTCACGGCGCTTGGATTCCTCGTTCCAACGAGCGAACTTGGTGATCAGCTGGAAGTACTGGATAGGTTCGCCGAAGTGTTTAGCATCAGCTGATATCATGTCCTTGACGTTCTGGTCAATCGGCTCCAGCTCACGAGCCTTGCGTCGCTCTTCCTTGTAGAGCGTGTAGTGTGTGGCAACGCGATCCATGTTGTCGATCCAGAACTGCTGGATGACATACTTCTGCACATCTTCCACAGGGACTGGGTTTACGTTTGTCTTGACGATAAGACTGCATACGGCTTTGGCGACTTTGTCCACATACTTCTCTGTCTCGTCATCCTGCGGCCAATCTCCGCCGTTGATTAGGGCACGTCGAATCGCGCTCTGTATCTTGCTGACCTTGAAGTCCTCAGTCCTGCCTCCACGCTTTAAAACCTTGAACTTGGACTCAAGTTTACCGATAATGTCCTTAGCGCGAGTATTACCACTCATCGAAGCTAGTCTCCAGCCTATAAGATGAAAAAGTCGCACAGACAGTGCGACTTAAGCGATTGTAGAGAGCTAGCTTAAACAGGGCAAACTGAATTACATAAATTTTTGGTGACACAATGGATAAGCTTATGAAGCTGGGTAGTGTCATCGAGAAAGAAGCTGAAAAGCACCCAGATTTGCAGACGCTTCTGCTAGCCAAGGAACTGTCAGACAAGCGCCAATACCTGCGCAAGAACGAGATACTCAGGCATCTGCTGCACAAGGCTCCACAGGACTTCTCAGTGTCTGAGCCAGATCAAGGTGGGATAGTGGGAATTTCCCACTTGCCCACCAACTTCAAGATTCACACGCTGACACGCAATCTGCCAGAAGCACTCAAGCAGGCCTGCGACGAGCTGACCGAGAGGCATCTGCTGAAGGAAGCAGCTGTCGCACGCATCACATACTTGATGGAAGCAAATACATGGAACTGACTTACGCCAACCTGGCCCAACGCGTCAAGGAGGCTGCTGTCAGCCTTCTGCCCACATACCTGTCGATACGCAAGCATGTAAACAACTCGGATACCCCTGTTTGGTTTAGCGCTGACAGCACTAAGCTTGCCTGCTACACAGAATCACATGCCACAGCTGACAAGCTACAGGAGCTTGGTTTACCTGTCGGACAGAGAGACACAAGACTGCCAGAGGGCAACTGGATATTCGTCAAGAAAGCTGACGTGCTGGCGTCTGATGTGTTTGGCAAGATACCCAAGATGATGAACCTGGCTCCTAACTCGTTCAACCAGCATCTGGGCCAGTTTGGAACCAGTCCGTTGTTTAGCATGCTGACGAGTGGTTTGCTGGGTGGTGGTTTAGGGTACATGGGTGGTGCTCTGGCTGAGCAGCTGCTGCCTGAGCGTTATCTCGAGCGTGGCAAGCTGCGCAAGACTCTTGGTACGTTGGGAGCGTTGGCTGGAGCAGCAGGCCCAGCTTACCTGGGCACAGTAGGCCACAGGAACTGGGACGACCCCAATCGCAGCGCTTGGAACTCGTGGATCGAGCCGAATGTGCTGTTTGGCCAGCAGAAGAAAGCTATTGATAAAGGTTTAGAGCACATTCAGAACATCGCCAAAAACAGCGAAGGAATTCTGAAGGAAGCTTTTGGAGACGCTCCCATCACGGGAGAAGGCATGATCTCCATCATGCCTCATATTCCTGTCGATGCGTTCAATCGCTCGATCATGGCTGATCCCTTCGCTTCTTTGCCCATACAGACAGCTGCTGTGGGTTTAGTGGAAGCAGCAAATCAAGCAAAAGGAAATTCTGGACTCATTTCGCCTTTCGATATTGCTCGCATCGGTGTAGGAATGGGAGCTGGGTTGTCGCAGGCCTATATTGGTGGCAAGGTTCTGGGAGCTTTGGCAGGTTTAACGCCACAGGCTCAGCAGACGTTGCAGCAGGCAGGCATGTACGCTGGCGCACTCAAGGCTGTTGTGCCAGGTTTATTTGGAAGGTAGGCAAACGTGGAAACGCACGACTTCTTCTGGCACCGAGATGACAACAACGCGCAGCAGGGTCCTCAACAGGACCCTGTTCAGATAAATAGCGCCATATCGGACATCACAGCCAGGGACGGCATGCTGATTGTCAACAGTGAGGCTGCTCCAGCCCCAGCCAGGCCTGCTGAGGCTGGCAGTAATGTTTACGGGCTGCCTAGTGAGGTTGTAGAGCTACTTCAGCGCAACGCCAGCATCACGGACTGGCCGACCGTATCAAACTTGCTTCAGCGCGAGTTTAACTTTAGCCCAGTCACAGTCACGAACTATCTGCAAGCTCCAGAGCCTGGACTCTCTGACGATACGGGCCTGACAGAGATGGAAGAGGCCGAATGGAACTCTCGATACAGAAACAGGTCTTTTACCGTTAGTAAAGCTTATTATACATTTTTAGTAGTATCAGATAACATCATAGATAATCTTAAACAAGAGACAAAACACACTTTCAACCAACTGATTTTCAACTCCAGAAGAAGAACAGAGTCCAGACTAGAGAGCCTTTACGCCTCCAACGACCCAGAGGATTTAGCTCGCATAGAAATGCTTCGCATATTTGAGCTAATGCTTAGGGACGCAAGGTTTTACTTCAATTCTCTGACTTACATTGAACAAGAGTATATTCCCCCTCTTTCCTCAGACGGTTTCACCTCTGGGCTTAGGGGAGTTCTGCTCATCGATTTCATCACACGACTGCTTAACGAGATAGACTACGAGAAATCAGACTATATCTCCTCAGAGCTAAGAGCACAAATGCGTTTACTGCTCGCTGCTCTAGTAGATACAAAACTAGAAATGCTTGCCAAACTCAACGTGTTGGAGATTGAAGGAAGAGGCTTCAACCTAGAGTCGATCAGGCGCTCGTACGACAGAGACATGAGCCTAGACGCTGTAGTCCCAGATGGCTTTCTGGAGTATGTAAGCACGCTCTCAGAAGAATCTACATGGATCGAACACATCGCGGAAAGACTGCATGACTTTGACATGAGTGTGAACGCCAGATACTACGATGAGTTTGAATTGTTTAGACGACAATTGGCTACTGAAAATGAACCAGCACCAATAGCCTCTACTGTTTACCCTCCCTCAGGAAGCAGAGAGGTCACACCCATTATTGGTGCCATACCAGCAACACCTCTTCCTTCAGCAAATCAAACGCGTTGGGAGCTAATAACACGAGATGGCAGTGGTTTTGTGGGTTTACGTGTAAACGGTGTGACTGTTGAAACTCTATCGAGTGTTCGTGCTTATTCAGAGAGTGGAGGGCTTACGAAGCTGTCACTAGAGGTTTACATCGTTCCTGGTAGAAGTACGCTTACATTTTCAAGTCAGTTATCTGATACTATAAGGAATACGGAGGGCAACGCTCCACCAGTTGCTGGTGGCAGTGTGAACGATAGGTTTATGGACTTGTAAGAAAGGGAGCGCATGAGCCAGGACATAGTCAAGAATGATGGGTTGTTTACTTTCCGCGATCTCAGGTACTGGGCTCAGGACGGAATGGTTTACATCGTCGATGAAAGGGACGGAGAGATCAAAACCGAAGCCCCTATGACTATGAGATATAGAGCGCTTTCCTTTGCTCGTGAGGCTGATAGCATGAGACATAGCGGTGGGCACTACGACAGTGACCGCAAAGAACTGCTAACAGCCGCTAAAAACTTGATGCAGGTTGTCTTAAACGCAGAAGCTCAGGGCTGCCCCTTGAACCCAGACGTTCTCAGGCAGCAGGTTGAGGAGCGCAAGCGAGTTTACGTTTCCCTGTCAGGCCTGAATATACCCACGAGGTAATCATGGATAAGCTCACAGCATTCAAGGTCGCCTTTCTCAGCCGCTGCGCCGAAGAGGGCTTGGACCTGGATCAGATTCACCAACGCGTCAAGGAAGCCGTGGCCCGTGCCGAAGCTGGCCAGGAGAAGCAGGCTCTGGCAGGCGCTTTTTTGGGAGGCCTGGGTGTCGGTAGCGGCCTGACTGCTCCCTGGAGTAAAATCGTGGGCGGGCTTACTGGAGCGCTGCACGGTTTCGCCAACAGCCCCAGCAACACTGTAGGTTCTGACTTAGCGTCTACTGCGGCAGGAGGCACGCTTGGCTGGAACGCCAACAAAATCTGGCCTCTGATGCTGGGTGGCGGCGCTCTGCTGGCTGGTGGCGGTCTGGCTGCTGGCAAGCTGCTGGCCGACAGCACCGACGATCCCATGGCTGCTGACGAGGTCAAGCAGCAGGAGTTGGTCAATGAGTACAAGCGCCTGACTGACAAGGCCAAGAGGCAAGCGAAGTTTCGTCAACTGAAAGGGAATTGATGAACATCCTGAATCAGTTCGGAGTCGGGGCCAAGTATCGCCAAGAGTCAGGAACCACGATGCACGGCTTCCCCATTCATGGGAAGATCGCGCCCAACCTGACTCAGGAAGAGTACGAGAACCTGCCTCTGGGTCTGAACGTGCAGGTCAAGGTATTCGATCTAAGTAAACTTGAAGACCTTCGCGAATATGCTGCTGTAAGAGATCAGATAGCTAATCGCAAATGTGTTCAGTTAGACAGAACGAAACTTGTATCTGAAGATGGACGCAACATACATATTCATTTAGAATGGGCAGATGTGGAAGGCTACGTGCCCAAGAGCATGCAACGGAGATTCTGACATATGAACGAAGCTCAAGGCAACGCACTCAAGTACACACTCACAGCTGGATTGCTGAGCGCTTTGGGCGGAGGCGGACTGGCTTATCTAGCCAATCGAATGCAGAAAACCGATCCAGAGGAGCTGGAAGCGCTGAACACGGCTTCTCCAGAGATCGTTGAGATTCCCTATCCAATAGTTAAAAAGAAGAAGCCTGTGGGGTTGCTGCCTGCTTCCAAGCAGGCTGGCCTCAAGAACTTCCTGGCTGGCGACAACGCCAATAACTGGTACGAGGTGCCTTGGGCTCCTCTGCTGACGACTGGAGCCGTCGCCGCAGGAGGCCTCGGCGCGTACGGCCTTATTGACAAGCTGATGAAGAGCAAGCGCAAGAAGGACATGAAAGAAGAGCTGGCAGATGCCGAAGAAGAATACCGCAAGACGCTGCTAAACAGCTACGACCCCAGCCGACTGAAGCTGATCAAGTCATCGAAGGTCCAGGAAATTCACGAGGGGCTTGAGAAGCTGGCCTCGCTGCTGAAGGTCGCTGACTTCAAAGGACGCAACGTGCTGGAAGAGGGCCTCTCAGGCAAGGCTCCTCCTCCGACAGCCTTTGAGAAGGCTTATGGTTCTTTCAGCGGCGGAGCCAAGAATCTGCTGCGCAATCTGGGATTCATTACACCAGACAGCGCACCTGGCGCTTTGGGCGTTCCCACAGGCCTTGGCATGCTGGCCCTCGGCACCATTCCCTTGGCCTCTGGCTACGCCGCGTACAAGTATTTCAAGAAGCGCAACAAGTCCAACCTGGTCAACGAGGCTGCTCAGCAGCGAGCTCTGGAGCGTCTCGGCGAGAACGTGCCTGCGCCGTACGTGGCCATCGAGGACTGAATCGGGGTTTAGCAGATGCCCTCCGTACTGGACAACGACCTTCCTGAGCAGCCGATCCTCCCCAAGGGACCGGCTGCAACGCCATTGGCGGGTATGCCTCCGATGCCGATGCTGCCCAAGCCGCAGCCAGAGCCGATGCGCGGCTTCGCCGACATCGACAAGACGCGCCAGGCTATCTACGACGGCGTTCTGGACGCCGCCAGAAACCTGCCTGAGTTCTCCAACAACAAGTACAAGCTGCGCCTGGCCGACGTCAACTACGTCGATAGCGACAAGCCGACCATCGCCGAGCGCAAGAAGGCTATTCTGCGCTCCGAGACTCTGGACAGGAGGCTGCAAGGCACCTGGCAGCTGACCGACCACGACGGCAACCTGGTCGATGAGCGCAAGGTGACGATGGCTCGCATTCCCAAGCTGACTAACGGCGGCACCTTTGTACTCAACGGCGTCGAGTACACGCTCGCCAACCAGGCTCGCCTGCGCCCAGGCGTCTTCACACGCGAGAAGCAGAACGGCGAGATCGAGAGCCACGTCAACGTCATGCCTGGCCGAGGCGTGTCGCACCGCTACACGCTCGACCCTGAGAAGGGCGCGTTCAAGCTGACGCTGGGACAGGCCAACCTGCCCCTCTTTCCCATTCTCAAGGCTTTGGGTGCTACAGACTCGCAGATTCGCGGCGTCTGGGGCAACGAGCTGTATGAACAGAACGCCAAGCTGAACGACCCCCAAGCCGTAGATAAGCTGGCGCAGCGACTGCTGAAGAAGTCCGACCTGACGCTGGAGTCTGAAGGCAGGCTGAACCGTCTGCGAGAGGTCTTCAACAAGATGGAGCTAGACGACACCGTCACCTCCAGGACTCTCGGCAAGCCTTACAAGAACTTGTCCGTAGACGCTATCCTTGACTCCACGCGCAAGATTCTCGCCGTGCAAAGGCGAGAGGCCGACGCGGACGACCGCGACGCCATGGCCTATCAGATGGTCTACGGCCCCGAGGACTTTTTCGCCGAGAAGATGCGCTCGGCCTACAAGGTCATGAATCCGCTGCTGTGGAAGTCCACCTTCAAGAACAACCTCAGCCCCCTAAACTCCAACTTCCTGGGCAAGCACTTGAACTCGGCGATTCTCAACTCTGGCCTGGGTCAGCCCTCTGAGGAAGTAAACAACGCCGAAATCCTTGGTCAGCTGACACGCATGAGCCGACTGGGCGAGGGCGGCATTCCCTCGCTGGACGCTGTTCCTGACGAGGCTCGCTCCGTACAGCCCAGCCATTTCGGCTATGTCGATCCGCTGCTGACACCCGAGTCCCTGAAGGTGGGCGTGGACAGCCGACTGGCAATGGCGAGTCAGAAGGGCAAGGACGGCAAGATATACACCAAGTTTCTTAACGTTAAGACAGGCGAGCCCGAGTGGCGCACTCCTCAAGATGTGGCCGACTCCGTCATCGCTTTCCCTAAAGAGATGGACAATCCCAACTCCAAAACGGTGGCCGCTCTGGTGTCAGGCAAGATCAAGTATGTGCCCAGGGAGTCCGTGGAGCTGACGCTGCCCCACATGGAGGATTCGTTCAATCCGCTCGTCAACATGATTCCGCTGAAGTCCACGATCAAGGGCCAACGCGTGATGATGGGCGCGAGAATGCTGACGCAGGCCCTGCCCCTGAAGGACGCGGAGGCTCCCCTCGTGCAGTCGGGTGTGCCAGGCGACGTCGATGAGTCGTTTGAGGAGCGCTACGGCAAGTACATGGGCGCGATTCGCTCCGATGTTGAGGGGCAGGTCGTCAAGGTGACTCCTGACGAGATTCACGTCAAGGGACCTGACGGCAAGGTCCAGACGCACGAGCTGCACAACAACCTGCCGTACAATCGCAAGACTTACCTGCACAACACGCCCACCGTTAGAGTGGGCGACATGGTCAACAAGGACAGCCTGCTGGCCAAGTCCAACTTCACCAACGACAGGGGGGCGACGGCGCTGGGTCTAAACCTGCGTACTGCCTACATTCCGTACAAGGGCTACAACTTCGAGGACGCGACGGTCATCTCCGAGTCAGCCGCCAAGAGGCTGTCCTCCGAGCACATGTACCAGCACGACGTCGAGTTCGACGACAAGACCAAGGTCAACAAGAAGCACTTCATCTCCATGTATCCGTCCACCTTCGACAGGCAGACGCTGGACAGCATGGACGATGACGGCGTCATTAAGCCTGGCACCGTGGTCAGCTCGGGCACGCCTCTCATTCTTCAGGTGCAGGAGAAGGAGCGAGCCCACAACCAGATCACGCGAGGCCGCACGTCACTGCACTCAGATTCGTCGGTGATGTGGGAACACCACGACCCAGGCGTCGTCACTGACGTCGAGAAGACCAAGAAGGGCGTTGTCGTTACAGTCAAGAGCTACGCCCAGATGCAGGTGGGTGACAAGCTCTCAGGGCGCTACGGCGACAAGGGCGTCATCGCTGAGATCGTGCCAGACGACAAGATGCCCAAGGACAAGGAAGGCAGGCCTTTTGAGGTGCTGGTGAATCCTCTGGGCATTATCACCAGAACTAATCCAGGGCAGATGGTCGAGGCGGTGCTGGGCAAGATTGCCGAGCGGACTGGCAAGCGCTACGCCGTCAAGGACTTCGACAAGATTCAGGACATGACCGAGTTCGCCAAGGAGGAGCTGCGCAAGCACAACCTCAGCGACACCGAGGACATCGAGGACCCTGAGCTGGGTCAGAAGATCAAGAACGTCTTCACAGGCAATCGCTTCTTCATGAAGCTGCATCACATGGCCGAGAGCAAGGGCTCTGGTCGCGGCCTGGGTTCTTACACAGCTGAGGAATCGCCAGCCCGAGGCGGTCCCATGGGCAGCAAGCGAGTCTCGCTCGCCGACAACAACGCGCTGCTCAGCCACGGTGCCCTGGAGGTGCTGACGGACGCTGGAGCCATTCGCGGTCAGAAGAACCAGGACTACTGGGCCGCGTTCATGTCTGGGCGCACGCCTCCAGCCCCGCGCATTCCGCTGGTCTACAACAAGTTTTTCGAGCAGCTGAAGTCGGCTGGCATCAACCCAATTCGCCAGGGTCCTCGCGTGCAGATCATGGCGCTGACGGGCAAGGACATCGACAACCTGGCCGAGGGCAGGGAAATCCAGTCGGCCGAGACCGTGGACTGGAAGGAAGGCCTGAAGCCGATCAAGGGCGGACTCTTCGACGAGACGCTGACGGGAGGGCACAACGGCAATCGCTGGAGCTACATCAAGCTGCACGAGCCGATGCCCAGCCCGATCATGGAGGAGCCGATTCGGCGCGTGCTCGGCCTGACGCAGCAGAAGTTCATGGACGTGCTGGCAGGCAAGGAGAAGATCGGCGAGGAGACAGGACCTCAGGCCATAGGCAACGCCCTGAATAAAATTCATCTGCCAGAGGCAGTCAAGCGGGCAGAGACCGAGTGGCGCAACAGCAAGCGCTCCACCAAGGACGCCGCCCTGAAGCGCTGGGCGCTGCTGAAGCACACCGAGAAGCTGGGCCTGCATCCCAGCGAGTGGATGCTGGACAAGATTCCCGTGCTGCCTCCAGCCTTTCGCCCCGTGTCCGTCATGGGCGCAAGCGGCAAGCCGTTGGTCGCTGATCCCAACTATCTCTACAAGGAGGCCTTTGACGCCAACCAGGCGCTGAAGGAGACGGCTGGCTTCTCACGCGAGCTGGCTGACGAGCGCACGTCTCTCTACAAGGCGTTCAAGGGCGTCACGGGTCTGGGTGATCCAATCACACCGAAGAACCAGGAGCGAAACGTCAAGGGAGTGCTGAAGTATATCTTCGGCGACAATCCCAAGTTCTCCGTCATGCAGCGCAAGCTGCTCAGCACCACGGTGGACGTCGTCGGTCGAGGCGTCATCAGCCCCAATCCCAACCTCGACATGGACCAGGTGGGTCTGCCTGAGACGAAGGCCTGGGAAATCTACCGACCGTTCATCATTCGCAGGCTGTCACGCAGGGGCATACCAGCCTTGAGGGCAGCCGAGCTGGTCGAGAAGAAAGAGAAAGTGGCCATGGACGCGCTGCAACAGGAGATGGACGAGCGTCCCGTCATCATCACGCGCGCCCCTGTGCTGCACAGGTACGGCGTCATGGCGTTTCGCCCCCAGCTGACCAAGGCCGAGACGCTTCAGATTCCGCCAGCCATCGTCAAGGGCTTCGGCGCTGATTTCGACGGCGACACTATGAACTACCATGTGCCCGTCTCCGACGGTGCTGTCAAGGATGCCCTGGAGAAGATGCTGCCCAGCAAGAACCTGCTGAGTACCAAGACATTCAAGGCGCACCAGCTGCCCCAAAACGAGTACCAAGGCGGTCTGTACCACGCCACGGCTTTTGTCTCCAACAAGCCAGAGAAGTACTTCGCCACCAAGGCTGATGCGATCAAGGCTTACAAGAAGGGCGAGATCGACCCAGACCAGAAGGTCGTGATACTGAATCAATAGGTTTGAATGCGTGTTTAGGGGTTTACTACTCAAAGTGTTTTCTAATTCAGGAGTTTACGATGGCTATCGACACTAGGCTTCTCGGACAGGTCAAGCAGGCTCTGGCAAAAAAGCTGGTGAAGCAGGCAGCTCCACCCACGTTCCCTGCCGAGGGACCAAACCCAGCTGCTGCTCCCGCCAAGCCAGCACCCGCTCCTACGACTGTCGATAAGGCCATATCCACGGCCAGGGCTTCCGCTCCCACAGGGCCTACGTCTGCCGACCTGGCTATTCAAGCCACCAGAAGGCAGAACGCTCTGGGCAACGGTCAGCTTGTGACAGGCACGACTCCAGGTGCCAGCATGGCTGCTCCCGACTACGCCTCAGCGCGTCAGCTCGACGATCTGGCTCGCTCCGAAGCCGTGCGAGCCAATATGCAAAACGCTGGCAAGTATGTGGCTGACGCAGCCAGCAGCGCAGTAGGCTACGGCAGGTCTGCGCTGGACAACGCTGCTGCCATCAGAAAGCACGTGGATCACGCCACTTCCAGCCCTGTGGGCTATCTGGCTGCTTTGGGCCAACGCAGCGGCTCTCCCATGCTCGACAGAATGGGAACGGCTTTGGTAGAAGCGCAGGCTGCTCAGGCTCCTCTAGCCACCACTGTTCCCACAGCCACGGCGGCTAACTCAACCCCAGCAGCAACCACAGCCTACTACAGTTACCCCCCAGTACCAGCCTCTGGAAACTACAACGACCCAGCTTCGCGGTTTGACGTTGATAACTTCCAGCCTACCTACCAACAGCAAGACGTTTCGCGAAGACGTGGCGGGGCTATGAACTTCCCAGGTCAGATTTTGAAGGGCAGGAATATGACGGGGTTTGATCCCACTACGCCTATAAGGCCTTATATGCCAACGATCACAGGCATGCAGCCCAGCGCTAAGTCTCTGTAATTTTCTTGGGTATACAAAACTGAGCAGGTGCCGACATGCCAGACAACCAGATTAAACAAGCCAACAGGGCTGCGTTGCTCAAGAACCTCCTGTCAGGAGGAGCAGCCGCAGCCACGCGCGCTGTCTCCCGTCCTGCCGCAGCGCCCCTGTCGCGCATGTCAGACTTGGCCAAGGGGCTGTCAGACCGCTCAGGCGTTTCCCAGTTCGCTCGTCAGGAGGTGGTGCGGCCTTTCAAGCTGGCTCCTGGACAGGCCGCTGCTGGCGAGCGCTACCTTCAGGGTTTAGGCGCTGCTCCCAGCGTTCCCCAGCAGGCCGCAGCCCGACTGCTGAACCTGACTGATAGGACGGCGAGACTGGGCGGAGACGCAGCCGCCACGGCTGGCAACTTGATAGGCAAGAGCCTGCCCACAGTCAACCAAGGCGTTGGGCAGTTCGTGAAAACGCTGCCCAATCTGCTGAACAACCCAATTAACCGCTTGCCTCTTTTCAACCAGATCACAGCCGCCATGCAGGGCCTCAAGGGCTACCTGCCCAAGTCTCTTAGACTGGCTGTGCCTGGTACCGCGACAGGGGCTATGTCGGCAGGCGTGCTGGCGCATTCGCTGGCCAACACAGGCAAGCAAGTCGGGGAAATCTACAACGACAGCGTCCAGCCGCTACTGGACAAGGTCAACACCCTGACAGCGGCTCCAGACGTCAGCGATAAGATGCAGAGCGTTTATGACGCCACAGGCAGGGCTACAAAAGCCGTCACTAGCGCCTTAACCTCTCCAATCGTCACAAATCTGGCAGCGGCTATAGGCAACACGCCTGCCGTGGCAGCAGCTCGCGACAAGGCTCAAAGCGCGGCAAGCAACATAGGTACCAATGCTCTTCGCGGGCTAGCTAGCGACCTGTCTTACAACGTCGGCACTGGGATGTTTAGAAACACGCCGATCAAGCTGATAGCCAACGCGTCTCCAGCTATGGCGGCTGCACACGCTGCCTTCAACGCGTATAATCCAGGCTTGCCTCGACTCAGCACAGAAGAGCTGAAAAAGCGTATTGCACAACGCACACTTGGCACAATAGGTGAAGAGTTTACTGGTATGCTTCCTTGGTCTCGCAAGTGATAGACTGATAGTAACTACATAAGGAGTTGTCCTATGCCTCTGAATCCTGTCCTCGTTCAGCAAGTCAAGCAGGCTTTAGCCGCAAAGCGCGCTTTTGTGCCTCCTGGCGGCGGCGATCCAGCAGCCATGGGAGCGGCTGGAGGCGCTCCTCCCATGGACCCTTCGATGATGGGCGGCGCTCCTCCTGCTGGGGCACCTCCTATGGACCCAGCCATGATGGCTGCGATGGGCGGCGGCGGTGCTCCTCCTATGGACCCGAGCATGATGGGGGGTGCGCCTCCCATGGACCCTGCGATGATGGGTGGGGCACCTCCTATGGACCCAGCCATGATGGGGGGTGCGCCTCCCATGGACCCTGCGGCCATGGCTGGAGCAGCCCCTGCGGCTCCTCCTGCTCCTAGCGGCGCTTCTCCCGACGAGATCAAGGCCATGATTCAGGCCGAAATCCAGAAGGCTATCGGCGGCTCAGCTGGCGCTGGCAAGCCCAAGGGCAAGGGAGCTGGCAAGGTGGACCCAGGCCAGATGATCGAGTACATGGAGCGCCAGCAGAAGCTGCTGATCAACCTGTACGAGAGTCTGGGCCTGAATCTGCCCTACGACATTCTCGACAAGCCGAAGATGGACGGCGGCGACGAGCCGAAGCAGGAGGAAGCTCCCGCCAAGGAGCAGCAGAGCGACACCAACGTCTCTGGCATTCCTCCCATCAAGCCCATCGATCCCATCGGTGGCAAGCAGGCCAGCGTTCTGGAAAGGGCACAGGCTGCCCGATACCTGCTTGAGGCCCTGAACAAGAAAGGCTGATCGTGAAACTAGATTTTGGCAACGGCATACGCAGCCATATCTCCGTCGAGGCGACTCGGCTGGTTGTAAGGGATAACTTTAACCAGCCGATCATGCTCGTTCTGGAGCACGATCCACAAACCATCATGGTCTACAGGGCCAAACCTGGAGACGACTCCTTCAAGGAGATGCTGGCAAGGTTGGGAGTGTCTCACAACCACGATGTTCGAGAGATAACGATCTAAGCCATGCCAACTCGCACCACGATAGGACAGCTGCTGGTCAACGAGGCTCTTCCTGAAGAGCTGCGTGACTATGATCGCGTTCTGGACGGCAAGGCTGTTCAGAAGATCATGCAGACCATCGCTGAAAAGAATCCCGACCAGTATCGAGACACGCTGAAGAAGCTGTTCGACGCTGGTCGGGATGTCGCCTATCGCACGGGCGGTTTCTCGTTCGGGCTGGACTCCCTGCGCACAGCCGTAGCCTCAAAGAAGATTCGCTACGAGCTGGAGAAGAAGATCAACCAGATTCAGGCCATGCCGAGTCTTGACGATAAGACTCGCAACGAAATGATCGTCAACACAGTGCTTCAGTACCAGAAGCCACTGGAAGACGACATCATGGCGGAATCCAGGGCCGAGCATAACCCTTTGGCGCTTCAGGTCTTGTCAGGCTCCAGAGGCAAACCCAGCAATCTGAAGTCTTTGCGTGGCGGCGACCTGCTCTACACCGACCATCGCGACAGGGCCATCCCTATTCCCGTGCTGAACTCGTTCAGCTCTGGGCTGACTCCAGCCGAGTATTTCGCTGGCACATTCGGCGCTCGCAAAGGCGTCGTCGATACCAAGTTTTCAGTGCAGCACTCTGGATTCTTCTCCAAGCAACTGAACCAGCTCGGCCATCGCCTTATCGTCACAGCCAAGGACTCCGATGACGAGGAGTTCGTGCGCGACAGGGGCATGCCTGTTGAAGTGGACGACCAAGACAACGAGGGTTCGCTGCTGGCCATCTCGTCTGCTGGGTATCCACGCAACACGGTGCTGACACCCAAGGTTCTGAAAGACTTGCAAGCAAAAGGCATCAAGAAGATAGCAGTGCGTAGCCCAGTGGCGTCTGGCTCTCCAGACGGAGGCCTCTATGCAAGAGATATTGGAATTCGTGAGCGTGGGGGTTTACCTGCTGTTGGGGACTTTGTGGGCATTGCAGCGGTGCAGGCACTCAGCGAACCAATCTCACAGGGAACCCTAAGCTCCAAGCACTCAGGCGGTGTCGCAGGCGGCAAGTCGATCTCAGGCTTCAAAGTGCTGAACCAGCTGATTCAGTCTCCGAAGCAGTCACCCTACTGGGCGTCGCACTCCCAGCTTGAAGGAAAGATCACGGCTATCAAGCCAGCACCCACGGGCGGCAGCTTTGTTTACATTCGCGACATGCCACACTACGTCAACCCAGACGCCGTTCTCAAGTACAAGGTGGGCGACGAAGTCGAGGCTGGGGACATTCTGTCCGATGGCGTGCCAAATCCAGCCGAGTTCGTCAAGCACAAGGGTTTGGGTGAGGGTAGAAGGCAGTTCGTCAACGCGTTTAGAACTTCGATGCAAGATGCAGGCTTAGGAGCGCATAGGCGCAACATCGAGATGCTGTCGCGTGGCGTTATCAACCACGTAAGGCTCAACGACGCCGTTGGCGACTACATGCCTGACGATATCATCCCATATGACATGTTTGAGAGAAACTGGCAGCCTAGGACTGGGCATAAACAGCTGGCTATCAATTCAGCTAAGGGCAAGTATCTGGAAAAGCCTATTCTGCACTATACGGTTGGCACACGCTTAACGCCTAGCGTTATGAAAGAGCTTAACGACTTCAGTATCAAAGACGTTACAGTGCATGACGAGCCTCCACCTTTTGAGCCTCACTTCTTGCGTGGACTAGATAATTTACAGTATGATCCAGATTGGATGACTCGTATGTTAGGTTCCAATCTACAGAAATCTACTCTTAAAGCTGTATGGTCTGGTGCTACATCTGACGATTCTGGTACTTCATTCGTCCCATCACTGGCCAAATCGGTTGGCTTCGGGCAGGGCGGGAAGATCAAGAGCTACGATCCCAAGGACGTAGCCAAACCCGTCGGCGACGGAGGCGTGTTATGAACTTCTTCGAGAAACTCGGTCAAGTTGCAGCCAACAACCTTGTGAAGCGAGCCGAGGGCGACGAGTCGTTCTCCGCTGAGGACGTCCTGGCCAGCAAGGGGCCTGGCGCTTTCCTGGCCGATTACCTCGGTGGAAGCACCGCCATGAGCAGGGCTGGACGCGGCAGGGCCGTTGCCAAGGCTCTGGGCGTCAAGACACCGTTCACTGTTGAGCGCCCTGTCGTCAGCGGTGCGCTGCATGGCGCAGTCGGCTCGGGTTTAGGCGCTGGCGCAGGCACGCTGCTGGCAGCGCTTCTGTCAGGCAGTCCTGATTTAGCCAAGAGAAACATGCCAGCCGCAGGCGCTCTGGGCGCAGTGGGCGGCGGTCTTCTAGGCATGCTGTACAACAGGCATAAGCGCCACAAGGAACTTGCCAACCTGAGCGAGAACCTACAGGACCATCTGGATGTCGGTGCGCCTCTTGATACCAGCAAAAAACCCACCACAGGCCTGGCCAACTTCCTGCCGATCATCGGTCCTGGACGCTATGGCGAGACGCATGCCCACTTGCAGCTGAAGAACAAGGACAAGGCTCCTGTTCTCGGCGGCATTCCCAGGTATAGCAAAGAGCAGTTTGGTGGAGCGTTAGACGCGCTTACAGCTGCGGCGATGACACACCCAGCAGGTGCTTTGACTCTGCCTCTGACGCTTGCTGGCCAGAGCGCCCAGGGTTGGGACGCCAAACACCTGCTAGACACCGAGGCCAAGGACGAGCAGCGAGCCAAGCGCAAGAAGGAACTTGCGGAAAAGCACAAGAAAGGCTAATCGCGAGGTGCGCCGTGGGAATTATTACCAAGCTTGCCGAGGAAGCCGCCGACCAAGTCGTTGCGGCAACTTCGGCCAAGAAGAAAAAGAAGCGCGGCTCTCCAGCATGGTTGTTGGCTCCAGCTGGCCTCGGTGCCGCGACAGGTCTCGGCTTGGCCTACGGCATGGGCAGCGACCAGCACGCCAAGGATATCGAGCAGGCCATAGGCAGGCACGGTACTCCTCTGGAGCCTAACGAGACATACCTGTCTCGCTACGCTGGCATGCTGTCGCCTGGTGCCAATACCAAGCTGTTTGGAAAGCCCATCGGAGACCTGCTGGCCCTCGGCAGGTCTTCTCCCACTGTTCTGAAGGCGTTTGGCGCTGATCCCACCTACGCCGCCTCCAATCCAGGCTCCTGGCACGATGCCAGGGCGCACTACTCCATGTTCGCGCAGGGTCCCATAGCGGCCTACGCGCACATGATGCATCCCAACAAGATGATGAACAGGGCCGAGTACAATGTCGATCTCGGCGACGGCAAGAAGGCCCCGTACACCGAAGTGATGAACAAGAAGTTCCAGGAGCACTGGAACAAGTTCCGTGACCCCACATCCGGTTACGCTGCACTGCGCGGCAATGCCAGCTGGCTGGAGCCTCACGACGTCAACACCGACATGATCCCCCACGCGGACCAGGTCAAGTTTCTCAAAGACTTCCACGCCAGCCTGCCTCCCGAGCTGCGCAAGATCAAAGAGCAGGTCGAGAACGATCCGACAGAGAAAAAGATGCCTGACGGAACGGTCTGGCAAGGCACCAAGCCTGCGCTAGAGAAGAATCTCAGCAACTATGTGCCGATCACGCGTGGCGCTCTGAAAGCCCGCAACATTCTCAAGAACGTCGGCATCACGTCGGCTGGCGCTGGCGTGGGTGGTTTGCTGGGGCACTACCTGCACGGTGCCCTGGCCGACGAGGAAAACCCCAGCACGCTGGGCTATCTGGCTTCTACTTTGGGTGGTGCTGGTTTAGGTGGGGCTGCCAGTTACTTTGGCGGCACCGAGCAAGGGAGAAAGACCATGTCTGACGCTGCGGCCAAGTTGATGAGTCTGATGCAGAAGAAGTCGGCAGACGCCAAGATGTGCTCCTGCTGCAAGAAGGCCCCCTGCCAGTGTCCTCCCGACTGCGGCTGCGGCTGCAAGTCGAAGATGGCTGCTGCCAAGCCTGGGCTGTGGGCCAACATCCACGCCAAGAAGCAGCGCGGTGAAGCCCCTGCCAAGCCTGGCGACAAGGACTATCCTGACTCCAAGAACTGGAAGAAGGTGACCGAGGAGTCCGAGAAGAAAGCTGCCCCAGCTTGGCAGACCTCCGAGGGCAAGAGCGAGTCTGGCGGTCTGAATGACAAGGGCCGCGCCAGCCTGAAGGCTCAAGGCCACGACATCAAGCGTCCTCAGCCCGAAGGCGGTCCTCGCAAGGACAGCTTCTGCGCCAGGATGAAGGGGATGAAGTCCAAGCTGACCTCCGAGGAGACAGCCAACGATCCCGATAGCCGCATCAACAAGGCGCTGCGCAAATGGAAATGCGGCAGCGCCCAGGAGAAGTGGGCGGCTCTGGCCACGCTGGCGCTGTCCTCCAACGCCCCGACTCTGGGCTCAGCCATCGCTGGACCCAAGGGCGAGAAGGGCCACGGCATCAAGTTCCAGTTCGGCACGGCCAGCAATCCGTCCTTCCTGCGCTAGGAGCCGAGCATGAGCCCCAGTATTCGACTCATTCAAGCCGTCGTCGCAGCCGCCAACGAGAAGGCGGCTGAGGCTTTGCTGGCATCCGTCAAGAAGGCCAAGTGCTGGGACGGCTACGAGCGCGTGCCTGGCACCAAGCCTATGACGCCTGGATCGTGCAGGCCTGTGGGCGGCAAGAAGGAAGAGAAGAAGAAAGAAGACAAGAAGGGCAGCTGACCATGCCTCACCCAGACATAGCCGCCGCCCTGCGCTGTCTGGAGGAGAAGCGAGCCGCCATAAGCCCAGACGTGACGCCGCAGGAGCATCAGCAGCGCGTCGCGGATAGGCTATCTGGACCTAGCCCACGTCTGCTTGTCTACCACGGCCTGGGCACTGGCAAGTCCCTGGCCTCAATTCTTGCGGCTGAGCAGGCTGGCGGCGACTACGGCATAGTCGCCCCAGCCGCTTTGCGCCAGAACTTCAACAAGGAAATCGAGAAGTTCACGGAAGGCAGCGACCCAGAGGTCATGTCTTACACAGGCCTCGGTATGGGCAAGCAGTTTGCCAAACAGCCCGAGACGCTGATCGTGGACGAGGCGCACCGACTGCGCAACCCTATGGGTAAAGCCACCAAGGCCATTGCTGACCAAGCAGCCAAGGCCAAGCGACTGATGCTGCTGACAGGCTCGCCCATCGTCAATTCTCCAACTGACCTGGCCTCGCCTATTAGTCTGCTTAACAACATCAGCCTGTCGCCAGAGAAGTTCGAAGAAGACTTCATTGACTACAAACGCGTCAGCCCAGGCCTGTTTGCCAGGCTGCGTGGCGTTTCGTCTGGCGAGAAGCCTGACATCAAGAACGAGAGCAAGCTGCGCCAGCTGCTGAAGGGCAAGGTGGACTACCAGCCCAGCAAAACGCCAGAGGGCGTCTCCGTCAACGAGGAGATCGTCGATGCGCCGATGAGTTCTGAGCAAGAGCGCATTCAGAACGCCATTCGCAAAAAGATTCCTCTGAAGTTCCTGTGGAAGCTCGACAAGGAGTTTCCACTATCTCGCAACGAGATCAACAAGCTCAACTCGTTCCTGACGGGACTGCGTCAGGTGTCGCTGTCCACTCAGACCTTTAGGGCTGATAAGAGTCCGCTCAAGTCATTCGAGCAATCTGGCAAGCTGAACGAGGCGATGAAGCGACTGAAGGAGCTGGTCGCTTCCGATCCGCGCAAGAAGGCGATCATCTACTCCAACTTCATACAGTCAGGCTTGGACCCTTACGCAGCTGCCCTGGAGCGCGAGAAGATACCGTATGGCTATTTCCATGGCGGTGTTAGCGAAGCGGATAGGAAGAAAGCAGTAGACGAGTATAATGCAGGTAAGTTGAAGGCTCTGCTAATAGGTCCAGCTGGAGCAGAAGGTTTAAGCACCAAAGGCACAAGCCTTATACAGCTGCTTGATCCATACTGGAATGAGACTAGGTCCAATCAAGCTCAGGGTAGGGGTTTACGCTTTGACTCGCATGTAGGTTTACCTGAAGAGCTGAAAGACGTTAAAGTGCAAAGGTTTATCAGCAAAGGTCAGCAGCCTTCAACGCTTATGCGCTTGCTAGGGTCTAAACCTGTAAGAACAGGCGATGAGATGCTACAAGCCATGGCTTCATCGAAAGAAGAGCTGAACAACAAGTTCAAACGCATACTGCAAGAAGAGGGTTCGTCGAATGGCTGATATCCAGAGACTGGCCAAGCTGGCAGCGGCCAAAGCGTACCCTCTGCTGAAACAGGCTGATTACGGGTTTCAGGACATGCTGTTCGAGTTCGGCAAGAGCCAAACGGCTCCTGGCAAGTTTCAGAAGCAGCTGGAAGAGCTGAACCTGCCTCGCAACCAGACTTTCATGTCAATGATGGGCCAGGTGGGCGCTCCGCTGTTGGAGACGGTCGGGCAAGTCGGCGGTCTGCCAGCCATGATGGGCATGCTGGATATGCTGCGTGGTGGCGGCAACATAGGTATGCTGCTGCGCGGCAAGGACAACTCCAGTCCTCTGGCCATGCTGCGCTCCTCGACAGCTGCCGATCCCAACGCGGTCTTTCAGTCCAACCCAGGCGACCTGCGTCGCGCCATGACTCCTACCGTCAGCGTTGACCCACCGCCCCAGCAATCAGCTCCTGGCGTGGTGCCGCCTCCGCCTCCTCCCCAGCAAACTCCTCAACCTGCTCCTCAGCCCCAGCCCCAGCCTCAGCCTAACGTGCCAGCGCCTGGACCCATTACGGACATGAGCCAGAGTCCTCCGTCTGGTTACGTTCACCACGGACGTGGTAGGTACACGGCACCTAACGGCACAACAGGCTGGGTCAATCCCAAGCCAGGCGGTCCTGGTCCCAGTCCGATGGGCAAACAGATACTGGCTCAGCCAGCCGTGCCAAAGCCTCCGACTCCCCAATCGGCTATGCCTAAGCTCTAGTCGTTGGAATATGGACAGGGTTCTCGTTTACTGATAGAGTTTTAAATAGAGCTCATATAAACCTAGGTGTTTACTATGGCAGAAAAACGTGCTTTTCTTGAGACATTCAACTCGCTATCGCCCCAGATGAAGGGAGCGCTCATCGGTGGCCTTGTAGGCGCTGGTGGTGCTGCTTTGTTTGGCAAGCGCAAAAACATGCTACAGAACATGCTGATGTTCGGTGGTTTGGGTGCTGCTGGCGGCTACGGCCTCGGAGGCTACATGAAAGACCGCATCGGCAGCAGCTACGGCAAAGGCTTCCAAGCCGCCAGGATGCTTGGTGGGCTTAACTCTGTGGCCAAAGACCCTAATGCTCGACAAGCTGTGACCTCCACAGTGGCTGCGCCGATATCTGTCATGGGCGCAGCTACGGGCAATCCAGTTTTGTCTGCTGCTGGGCAACTCACCTCTCTGGCAGGCAACCGCAATACTCCTGCTTTCTTTAGAAACGCCTACAACAATGTCAAAACCAACCTGACGCCGATGATGGCAGGTATGGCCATAGCTCCCAAAGTAAAGCAGTACGCTCAGCAGGGAGTAAACGCAATCAATAAAGGAATCAATGCGTTTAATGCGAATTACCCAGGTAAGCCTGTGCAAACATTTGCCACAAACAGCCAACTCGACGATCTGTCTCAACCCATACAGACGCCAGCCAATGCGAGGGTCGGTCAATGATGTCCAAGAAGACACAGCAATACCTGAATGAGTGCCGCAAGCTGATCAACAGTCCTTCCTCCTTCGAGAAGGCTGCTGCTCTAGGCGGCGACGGCAACGACAGTCAGTTCGAGCAGTCGTTCTCCAACCTCGCCCACGCCTTCATCAAGGACAAGGCCCCCTCGCTGCTGGACTACGAGGTCGGCTTTCAGCTTATGGACCGCAACGACGACAACACCAAGGCCGTCGGCATCTTCGGCTTCAAGGTGGGCGGTCAGTGGCTGTACGCCCCTGTATTCTTCCTGAACGGCGACATGAAGGGCACCGAGCTGCTCTACATGAAGGACCAGGACCAGTTTGTGCCGTTGAAGGAAAACTGGCTGAACTACATTCTCCAGCGCAAACCCAACGTCATGGGCGAGGAGGTCAATCGCAACCTCCAGCAGCTGGGCGTGTTGTCTCCCGACCTGCAAGCCTTCTCCCGTCCTCCTGCCAAGTTCGCCTCGGCGAACGGCATGACTTTCGGCGAGTCCGCTTTCGCCCACTTCGCCACCAGCAATCCGCTAAGCGAGGAGAAGTACAAGGACATTCGCACGCTGCCCGAGTTCTTGAAGGAGGCTGGCCTGGAGACCGTCAAGTCTCTGATCCAGGGCATGGAGGCTTACCCAGCCGTCGCCGAGGCCGTCGAGAAGGTTTACGGCAAGCAGGCTATCAAGCAGGCCATCGCCGAGGCTGCCGAGAAGGAAGCCGCCAAGAAGAACATTCGCTGGGTCAAACAGAAGGAGTATGGCCGTCAGGAGGAAGAGGACGAGTCGCCCAAGAAGCCCAAGGGCGTGCTCGAAGCCTACAACGGCAGCGTCGAAAACAAGATTATGCGCGAGAAGGCCTCGGCCATCGCCATTCTTACCGTTAAGACCGTCGTCCAGCGCGGCGTCGGCTTTGAGCCGACCGACAAAGAGCTGGAGAACATCTCCACCGAGGGCATCGCCATTCGCGACGAGCGCCCCGACGCTGCCGTGGCCTACGAGGTGCAGACTCCCCTCAATTTGACCAACCCCCCAGAGACGGGTGTTTACGACGTGCTCTGCAAACCCAGCAAGTTCTGCAAGGGCCTGGTCATCGTCGGTCCCCAAGGTCCCAACGGCACGGTCGGCTTCTCCACCGTCATCGACCTCGACGACAAGAAGTGGACCAACCTGCACCAGGCGCACATATGGACTCGTGAGCGCGGCGTGCAGGCTGACGAGCTGCGCGACACCGTCGAGAGCCTTCCCGAGCTGACGCCGACCTCACTGAAGGAAGACGGCCTGTACGTCATAGTCGGCGGCAACCGCGAGGGCACTCTGCCGTTCAGGGTCGTCGAGAAGTGCGAGGGCGACGACGCCTGCACCAGCTTCAAGGTGGATTTCATGGATTACGCTGGCGCACCGCGCCCAGCTAACCTGCCGCCGCTGAAATCCAGGGAAACCTACTGGGGCTACGGCTCCGACGCTCAGCCATACGGCTGTGGCTGCTCAGCGATTCTGCACCTGACTAACAAGACAGGCGGCAGAATGCGCAACATGCACAACGAGCTGTACGTGCCCCAGGGCTACAAGGTCATCAAGATCGACTCCAATGCCGACGAGTACGGCCACATGGACCGTGGCGAGAAGCCAGCCGTAGAGTACGGCAACCTGCTCGACGTGCAGAAGGCCATCTACGAGAAGACGGCCTCTCTGGACGTGCGACACACTGGCTCCGTCGTCAGCGTTAACGGGCGCGACTTCGACAAGGTGGCCGCTGTCGTGCATCTGGTCCAGGACTGGATGCTGCGCGAGGGCCAGGCCAGGGCCATCGTCAAGGCTGCGTCCGAGAAGAAGGCCGTCAAGTACCGCGTCGCCTTCCCCGAGGGCTACGAGTCGATCATCAAGGTCGCCGCCCCTGGCGACATGATGGACCCGCGCATGGCAGCGACCACGGGCGCTCCTCCGTTCCCGTCTCCGCCCAGCGGCCTCGAGCAGACGATGCTGGGTAGCGTGCAGTCGATCTATCCTCAGCAGGAAGCCCTGCCCGTCATGCCGTCCTCGGTCAACCTGGTCGGTAACGAGCAGGTTTACGATCCCCGCCTGCCCGACCCCAAGACGATGGCGCTTGGCTATCAAGCCGCCCAGTCAGGCCAGAAGGAAGTCTTCGACACCAGCATGGTCGGCTCGCTGCTCAAGAACGTGCGCTCCGACTCGATGGTGGACAAGTACCTCGGCGATCTGATGAAGGGCATGGACCGCATCGGACGCATCCTGTTCTCCTTCTACTGGCACGGCGAGGAGATGCAGGACCGCTACGGCAAGAAGGACATGCCCGAGCTGGAAGAGTCGCTGCGCAACGCCTTCGAGGCGGTGGGCGACGTGGTGCTGTTCCTGAAGCAGAAGACCGTGGAGCCGTTCCCTGAGGAAGGCTTCAACTCAGACCTGTCCGACACCGCTGGCTGATAGGAGTTTACGATGCGTATCTACGAACGACGTCTGTGCAGCCTGTCCGCCCCGCTGGGCGAGACGACCTGCTGGCAGGTGGGCTTTCCGCCCGAGGCCATGATCAAGCGCGTGATCGTCAAGCAGACGGGCGGCACCGCAGCCAACTTCAAGATCACCGTCTTCAACGCGCTGCACGCCTGCTCACCCAGCGCCAGCTCGGACGGCGATCCTGACGGACCTTCAGGTCCGCTGAAGTGCGTCTCCGATCCCGACCTGTACGTGGTCTTTCCCGAGACAAACGGCACATCGGGCGAACTGTTGCAGATTTCCGACAGCGTGGGACGCTCGTTCCGTAACCAGGACGGGACCTACACGCTGCCTGTGCGCAAAATCTACGTTCAGATCATTCCAGAAGGTAGCGGCGACGCTACCTGGGACCTTCTGATCGGTGGGGATACGGACGTAGGCTGATGCTTGTAAACCTGGCGAGGGACAACCCTCAGCGTCCTCCAGACTGGCGCTGGCTAAAGGCCTCGAAGTATGTCGAGGCCAGCCGCGTCATGCCGCGAAGCCATCGGGACAGGTTGATTTGGGAGGCTGTCGAGTTTCAGCAGCGCCTGAGACAGCTGCCCAGCGACGAGGAAGAAGCCGAGTTCGAGATTGTCGGGCTGCACTCCGACTTTCCAACAGTGGCTGCTGCCTACGACACCTACCAGCATTCAGGCAGCGTGGGTTTTCGCTGGGAGATTGAGGCGCGCATTCTGGCCCAGGAGCCGTTCGAGTCCATCGCGCTCAAGTGCGCCACGCCCGTGGAAGTCATCGCCACCTACGAGCAGCTGTTCTTTAATGTGCTCGACAGGATACAGGCCAGGACATGGATTCTGAACTATGCGATAGGTCGGTCGATACATGTAGGAATGACTGAGCGCGATTATGACTTAATGTGGAAACTCTATGGCTATATGGCTGGGCCTCTTTTTATAGACATAGTTACGAACAAAACAGGTATATACGAAGAAGTGAAGCCTAAGAGTATCGCAGAGGCACTAAGCATAATGCGAGACGCTGTTGAAACAAGTTCTGGCGTCGTAGGCTCCAAGTCGTTCACACTTACACCTATCAATAGTTTCACCATTCCTGGTTTAATCGCTATAGAGCAAGGGTATAGGCAAATAACAAAAGAGTCGGCTGGCGTGGCTGCTGCTCAGATGTGGTTGCAACAAGCTGGTGCAATTATGTCTAGTTTGCCACACTGTTCTGGAAATGATAAGATAAACCAACCTGTGTTGAACGCACTAAGAGACAAGTACGACATTACGCCTGCTGAGTTGAGAGCGCACGAAGCTATCTTAGTGGCTAATGGAGAAACGCTAGTAGGTATTGAAAACGAAAGGCTACCAGAGCCAGAGGCTAAAGATGGCAATGAGTAGGTTGAGCAAGCAAGCCGAGCAACGCCTGACCGAGGCCCTTGAGAAAGTGGCCGTGCTGGTGTCTGAGGGGGAACACCCCAACGACGCCATCGTCAAGGTGGCTAGCGAAGGCGGCATTCCAGCCGGTCACGTCAATCTGATGGTGACGGCCTTCAACACGGGCCGCACCGAGACGCAGCGCAAAATCGGCCAGGACATCTTCGAGAAGTCCGCCGAGTTTGATCTCGCTGACGCCGAGGATATTCTCAACCGCATGTACCCCAAAGAAGTGAAGTCGGCAGCCGAGGTTCGGCTGTCTTCTGTCGTTTCCGAGGAGTACTCTTCTCCTCCGACCTGGCACCGCGCCGCCGTCAAGAAGGCGGCGCACAACCAGGAGCTGCCGCCCCTGACCACGCGCGCAGGCACCGTGGTCAGTTCAGTCGAGCCTCTGGCCGTCGATCCAACGCTGGCTATGAAGAAGGCGCACTGCCAGGCCATGGACACTAAGCGCGAGCTGGAAAACCGCCGCGCCGAGGTATCCAACCTCCAGGACTCGCTGATCGACTCCATCACCAAGCTGGGCGGGTATTTCCGCCAGCCTGGCTGCGAGCCGTACCTGGGCGTGAAGGGCAACCTGGTGCGCCTGTTCGACAAGCAGGCCTCCGCGTTGTTCAAGATGCTGGAGAGCCGCAATCCACGCCTCGTCAAGCAGGCTGGCGACGGCACCGAGTTCTATTCTCTGGCGGACTTCCAGAAGGAGCCCTACGCCCTGTTCAGGAAGTGCCTCGGTCAGGCCGAGAACCTGGTCGAGAAGCAGGCCGCCTTCAACGCCTTCGAGAAGCAGGCTTCCACTTCCGTGGAGGAAAGCCTGCTCCCTTTTGCCGAAAGCCAGGACCAGTCGGTTCCAGCTGGGGTCCTGGCGTCTGTTGAGAAGAAAGCCGCCAACCTGTTCGGCCTGACGTCGCCTTTCAGCACTTCTGGCGTCATGACCGGTTTTGACAGCGCGTCGGACAAGCTCAACAAGGCTATCGGAGCTGAAATGGCTGAGTCCCAGCTGGGCACTAAGCAAAAGGCTCTCAGCAAGGTTATGGGCGAGCTGAACGACCCCAAGCACATCGGCAAGCTGCGTAACCTGCAAGCCTCGTCGCTTCTTACCAACCTCATGGCCAACGATGACGTCATCAGCGGTTACGACCCCGAAGAAGTGATGGGCCACTACAACGAACTGAGCGAAATCGCTCCCAGGTCTGCTCTGCACGAGGGCATCATGCGTGCCATGCTGCGCCGTCGATTGGCTGGCGGCAACAGCGCCATCGACCCATACGAGATCGGCGAGATTCTCAAGTTCGAGAACCAGCTCAAAGAGCGCGACACCGATCCTTACAAGAAGAAATCTCCAGGCGTTATCTGAGGACAGGAGCAGTCATGGAACTCGAAAAGATCGCCACCGAGCTGGCCCAGAAGGCCGTAGCCGTTCGCCATTCCGACAACCGACTGAAGCCTGGCGAATATCCCGAGTGGGCTGCCGAGTTCCGCAAGTTGGCTCAAGAGCACTACGCCGATCTGGCTATGATCAAGCAGGCCGAGGGCGAGGCTCCAGCCGCCCCAGCACCAGAAGCGCCCCCGCCGCCTGCCGCTACGGGCAGCTACAACCCTTACAACATGTACGACAATGCCGTAACTCCAGGCGGCTTTATGGCCAATCCGATTGTGCGCAACGCGCTAGTCACAGGCGGCTTGGGTGCCGGTGTCGGCGCTTTGGGTTCACTCGCCTCCAACCTGTTTAGCCGTAAGCGCAAGAAGCGCTATCTGTCCGATGCCCTGTCGGCTGGCTTGCTGGGCGGTCTGGCTGGCGGCGTTGGCGGAGCCGGTTATACGGCGCTTACCGACGACAAAGCCAATGTTGACTTCACGAACAAGGCTATGGCCGCTCTCGGTATGAACGTCACACCGCCGCCTCCTCCAGCTCAGCCCTCTGTCAAGGGACATATGGACGAGGTCTTGCGCGAGGGTTACAAGCTAACTCCAGGCAGCAAGAATTTGCAGTCAGGTATGTTCTACGGTGGTGCCGCCGGTCTAGCCTCCAAACCAATAATTGGCTTGGGTAGAGACTTAGCTGGAGGAAGGCTGACATCTTCGGCTGACACAGCCAAGATGCTCAGCAACATGAACGCCAGAATAAATGATTTTCGTCAGAACATAACAGACCCAGGCTCCAGAAAGCTTTTTGATAGGTGGCTAGATTCCAACAAGCTGCTCAACTCGGGCAATAGCGTGGAAATCGCTCATCCTAGGCAGTTGTCCAAAGCTTTGCAGGGACTGAGCGAACTGGAGAGCGGTAAGGTCGGCGGCAAACTCTATCTGCCTATAGACCCGAATACAGGCCAGCCGATGGTGGGTCGAGTCGATACCAACAGTTTCCTAAATAAGCTTCTCGGAACTGGAGGCGCAGCTAAGGCACCAGGTGTCATTCAGTCGTTTAGCAACCAGGATTTGGCGACACGCCGCCTTGAGGGTATCGCCAAAGGACGTAACTTGACGGGCGGTGATGTGTCCAAGTTCTTGGACAAGGCCTACAACCCTCAGGCGACAAATGCTCGCACGCCAGCTGGCAGTCAACCCAGCCCAACCAGCAGAACGTTCTACGACAGGCGTGCGCTGCTGCGCATGCCTGGTAAGTATTCGGGTGGCCTAGGTGCGCTAGGCATAGCGGCTAGCTACGGCCTGCCTCTGACTCAGAACAACACTGATGCTCGCGGCGCGGCCATGGCCGACTATCTTGCAACGCTGCGCGAAAACGTTTCAAACAGCGCAGCCAGCCAAGCCGAAAAGGCAAAACAACTCCAGGCTATCTCAGAGATTCAAAACAGGTACATGGGTCCGCTGGAAGCGGCACAGGTCGGTCAGGCCTTTGGGGACATCGGCCGAGCGAACATATTCCCAGGAGCAGGCAAATGATCAAGATCATTTCTCCCGATTCGCAGACCTTCGATGTGCCGACCATGGAAATGGTCAAGCTGTCGAACAGGGGTCTGCGTGGCGACGATCTGCGTTCCTTCGTCAAAAGGGCAGGCCATGAATTCGCTGATAAGCTTCGCGATGTCCACGTCGCGCCAGGTGAGCAGCTCGTTCATCTTATTGCTATTGGGTCTACGGAGGCCTATGGTCCAAACCGTAACGGAGACGGCTTCAAGTCTGCGACTTGTCGCAAGTACCATCCTACGTTCGTCAAGCACGCGCGCTGGTACCGCAACCACCAGAATAAGGATGAAGCGAAAAGTTATGGCATTATCAAGATGTCGGCGTTCAACGAGGCGATGAAGCGCATCGAGCTGCTTGTAGCCCTGAACGGCACCAAAGAGGCAGCCGACCGAAACGGAGGCCTCGTCGCCGACAAGGAGATGCAGAAGATCGCCTCTGGCTCTGGGGACTGGGGTGTCTCCATGGCCTGTCGCGTTCCCTTCGACGTCTGCTCTGGCTGCGGCAACAAGGCCCCAAGCCGAGCCCAGTACTGCAAGGAAGCGAACTGCAAGTACGGTGGCTGCTACAACAACCTGACCAAGGTAGCTGAAGATGGCCACGTGCTGCACGTGGACAATCCCGAGCCGACCTGGTTCGACATTTCCGATGTTTATCGACCTGCCGACCGCATCGCCTATGTCTTCGGGCACATGAAGGCTGCCGCTCACGGCGGAGTTGGCGGAGCGCTTCTGGCTGAGGAGCTGGGCGTGACGGCTCCGTACCGCCTCAACCTCGACTCCTTCGACGACCGCTCGATGCAGCTGATCAAGTTGGCCTATGAGCTGGCCGAGCTGGAAGCCGACATGCAGTCTGGGCGCATGGGCGCTTCGCTGAAGGATGGCGTCATTCTTAGCGATAAGACTGCCAGCCTTAAGGACATTCCGACAGGGCGACTGACCACGGTACAGCTGTGGCGAGCACTGAGCCGAGAGAAGGTGGCCCTCAGCGTCAAAGACTGGCTGGAAGTCATCAAGCAGGACACCGACAACCTGGCCATCAAGACAGCCTCTGCTGACGAAATCAGCAGGGCTCTGCCAGGCGTGTTTAGCAGGCTGGTTGCGGATAACCCCAGCCTTGAACACTGCATCAGCGAGCGCACCTGCGATCCTTCCTTGGCGTTTCCTGGCGAAAAAGTCCAGGAGTGGGCCACGAAGCTTGCCAGTGCGAAATCAATTAGCCCCAATCACTTCGAGAGAAGGGTGATGAGGCAGGTTGTAACTGGTACAGAGAAACGTGCTAGCTTCATTAGCCATAGCTCTGCTGTTAGCAGCGAGGCTGAGCAGTTAGCTAGACGTTATGGTACGTATCAGTTATATTTCCTAAACGAGCTTAGGAATGATCAGAATTTCGGCTGGTATAAGGAGCACTCTATACGTTCCAACTACTTAGCTTGAAATCCGCAAAAATTAGTATTGCGGACTTGGTGTGCTATAGTGACAATCTAAGTTAGGTGTCAGATATCGACACAAGGAGTTTAAACATGGCGCTATTCGATGAACTGCGTAGCTTTCTGGCTGAAGTTGAGACTCAGCAGGTTAAAGCTGCTTCCGCAAAGAAGGCTGAGGCTAACACCGAAGCTGGCAGCTACGAAGGAGGCACCAGCCATCCTGTTAAGGCTGTTGATGACCAGACTTCGGACGCTTCCGAAGGCGAGCGTTCCTCCGAGAACAGCGCCGACGTGAAAGGTCAAGTGCCCGCAGGCGGCGTGGACTCCCACAACGCCAAGCCTCCCGAGCAGGAAGGCCAGCAGTTCGACGTGGGCCTGAAGTCCACCTCGACGGGCGAAGACCCCTCTCACGAAGACGACTACAAAGGCACCAAGGATGATCCTGGTACCTCCCACCCCGCCAAAACCGAAGACGGCGAGAAGTACAGCTCCATGAACTTCTCCCAGCTTAAGAAGCTGACCGAGAAGAAGGCCAACGCCATTCTCGCCACCGTGGCTGTCGAGCTGAAGAAGCAGGCTGAGCTTACCGGCCAGCAGCACAAGCTGGACGTGGACGGCGACAAGAAGATCGAAGGGTCTGACCTCGCCAAGCTGCGCAAGGGCCAGACCGCTCACAAGACTCCCGCCGCCCCCAAGATGGACGAGAAAAAGGCTGCCGCCGTTGGTTACGACCAGGCTGTGCAGGCTGGCACTCCTTCCCAGGAGGACGTCGCCTCTTTTTTTAAGTCCGCCTCCGAGAATCTGATTCGCGGTGCTCTCTCGGCGGCTTCGGCGACCGGCCAATACCTCACCGCTTTCAATCAGCAGCTTTTGACCAAGGCCGCTGAGGAAGGCGAAGAGCACGAAGACAAGGAACCCGCTGGGCACGAGGAGAGCGAGTCTCCCGCCCAGGAGTCCGCTGAGAACTCTGGCGACATCGGCGTGGACGAAGGCGATCTGGCCGCTATGGCTGGTGAGGCTCCCGCTGGCGGCGCTATGGGCGGAGAGGAAGGAAGCGTCGATGAGCTTCTGGCCGCTCTGGCTGAGATGGGCGTTAGCCCCGACGAGGTCATGGCTGCTCTGAGCGCCCAAGGTGGCGGCATGGGTGGCGCTCCTGCCCCTGAGGCGATGGGCGCTGTTCCCGCCGAAGCCCTGGCTGCTGAGGCTCCCAAGATGGCCTCTGCCGGTGCCAACCAGCAAATTGCGGGTCTGATGAAGGCCGCAAAAGCCCGTGCGCGTAGCGGCAAATTCCAGATTTCCGCCGCGAAGACCGCTGGACAGCGCAAGCTTCGCGATGAAATCAAGAAGTGTATCGCTGAGATTGTTGGTTAATCCTACGGAGGCTTGCAATGAGCAACCTGAACGCTGTTGTTGATTATGTCGAGTGCAGCGCCGCTGCTCTCGACGCTGCTGAGAAGATCATCAAGCAGGCGGAAGATTCCCAGAAGAAGGCTTCTGAGAAAATCGCCGCTGTGGTTGACGCCCTCATCGCTCATGAGCGCATCGACCCCAAGGACCGCGAGAAGTGCGCGGCCATGCTGAAGGACCCAGTCAAGGCGCTGGAAATCCTTGAAAAGACTGCTGACACGAATCGCACGATTCGTCCTCGTCAGCTTGGTCACGCCGTTCAGGAGAAGAAAGCTTCGGCCTCTTCTCCCTACGTTGGCTTGCGTTCTTCCCAGGCGCGCGCCAGTGATCTGCGGTTTGACGAGGTTCTGGGTATCAACGGTTGATTCTAGAGTGCCCAAAAAGCACAGGAGGTTCTTTCCATGGCTCAGATGTTTGATCACACCCTGGACGCTGTCAAGGGTTGGTTCCACATGGCTGCGCTTGACTTCACAGCCAAGCTCAGCGACACCGAAACCGTCACCGCGTACGCTGGCCGCGTCGTTCACCTGAACGCCGATGGCGAGTTTGAACTGGGTTGCACCGGCTCTCAGATGCCGATCTTCCTGCTCCAGAACGAAGGTGACAGCGACGTCAGCAACAACGGTGGTACCACCTGGTATCCCATCGGGCCTGACGGCAACCTGACCGGCCTGGTAGGCAAAGGCGCTTACGAACTCGAAACCACCGAGTTCGACTCCACCAGCGGCACTGACTACGCCCCCAACCAGCTGTTGAAGCCGATCAACACCGACGGCGACGCTGAGAAGGGCATTCTGACCAACGCTGGTATCAGCACCTTGGAGAACGGTGGTTCCAACCCCACCGCCATCGTAGGCGTTGTGAGCCGCGCTCCCCGTAAGCGACAGAGCGACCGCAACACCGTGTTGTCGTTCTGGCCTGTTTACAAGCCAGGCAAGACTAACTACTAAGTTAACCCAACGCCACTAAGGAGGTAATTTACCATGGCATCGGTTAATGATGATGTCAGGCTGCGCAACGAGACCTTTATCTCTTACCTGGAAACCCCAGGTATGGAGAAGCGCGCCCTGGACGCCGTGAATGACTTCACACGCTATCGTATGCGTGAAGAGGGTTTCTATCGTCGCATTCTGCCACCCGTGCAGATCAGCAACGATGACCTCGACCGACAAGTCGATACCGACAAGCCCGTGAAGATTGTTGATCGCGAGCCGGATTCTCCTGCCGCTATCAGCATTCCCTTCGCGACCTTGCCGCTCAGCTTGTACATTCGTGGCCAGCGCTACCGCGTCAGCTTCGACCGCATCGTCACTCCTCGCTTCACGAAGGATGTTGACGAACTGCGCACCTACTACATCGACATCCGTCAGGTGCTGTCGGACAACTCAATCAAGGACATGCTGGCCGAAGAGGACCGCAAGTTCTTGGCCGCTGTTGACGCTGGCTTGGGTGGCTCGGCTGACGCCGTCAACCCGACCTCCGGTGTCGTCCAGTGGGAGACCCTGTACGGCGGTATCACCCGTGATACCCTCCAGGACGCCTTCAAGATTCTGCCCCGCACCATCAGCCGCCTCGAAACCGGCACCGTTCTTCTGAACAACCTCACGATCCGCGAGATCATGAAGTTTGGTCGTGAAGAAATGGGTGGTGACTTCAGCCAGGACGTTTTCAAGAACGGCTGGTCTGAGCAGAACTTCATGAACGCCAACTGGATCATCACCATCAAGCAGGACCTCGTGCCTAACGACTCGATGTACCTGTTCGCTGATCCCAAGTTCATGGGCAAGTCCTACGTCCTCGAAGACACCACGATGTACATCGAGCGTAAGGCTTACATGCTTGAGTTCTTTGCCTACGAGACCCTGGGTGGAGCCATCGGCAACACCAACTCGCTGGCAAGGGTTGACTTTGCTTGATAATGGTCGGTGGAAGCGGCCTCGGCAACGGGGCCGCTTTCGCCACCACCTTATAAGGAGCTTTCGATGTCTGAGCAAATCACACCAGAAGCGGCCCACGGATTCCTCATGCAGGAAGTCTATGTGCCTGTCTTCTTGGAAAAGCTGGCCAACGACTTCGGCATCGTTCCCCAGAACGAGCAAGAAGTTGAGAACCTGCTCAAGATTGCCAGCCAGCTGACCGCCCTGCAAGAGCAAGAGCAAGTCAAGCAGGCTTCATCTCGAAGCACTCTGATCAGCGCCGCTACCGACAGCCTGGAAAATGTGATGGGTCAGCTCGGCTACGCCAGCCCCGCCGCAGAAAAGCAGGCCGCTCAGGAAGAAAGCTTGATCAAAGCCGCCTCCGAGAATTTGGCAAACAATCCTTCCATCCAAACCGCCTTCGCCGTCTACCACGACGCGTTGGCTCAACACTTGGCCAATTCCTAATCGGAGGTAATCATGGCTGATACTAATTGCCTTCAGACGAAGGTGCGCAACATGAGCGGAAAGGAGGCCTTCTTCGGCTTCCTGCCTCCTCATGGCAAGCGTCTCGCTTCGGGTGAAGAGTACACCTTCTTCGGTTCCCCCGAGGCCTTGTTGGCTTCGATCACCAAGAAGCGCCAGCGCACTGCGTTGCAGAACGCGCTGACCACAGGCAAGGTCGTGCTCGTCTCGACTCCCGCCGTCCACGCTTACGACGCCACCCTCGATGTCACCAAGACCATTGGTGTCACCAACGGCAGCGTCACAGCTTCCGAACCCTGCTGGGGAGCTTACTCTAGCTCCATCGGCAGCTAAGTCGATAGCTAATAAAAAGCACTCAGAACCCACCCCCTCAAAGGGTGGGTTCTTTGCTTAATTGGCGCAATATACGCGGCATAATCAAATGACCAATATGTAGCTGTGGCAGGAGCTACGGACGTATTGGGTATTTGGTTAGGTGAGTCATGAAGACAACCACTTTGAGCTGCGGGGCAAACCTCGTCATCGGTGCGGTCATCGAGGACCGCGAGGTGGCGATGCGTCGCAGCCGACGCCTCCGCCAGGAGGCGGCTCTCTGGGCTTTCGCCCAGAAGGGTATCTCCATCGATGACCTTATCGAGGTCATCGAGGCTGGCCGAAGGGCCGGTCCATTTGATGGCGCAGTCCTGCGCCAAGAAGCCATCGACCGCTTCAGTGCGGTCGCATGACCTTCAGCCCCTTAAAGCGGGGGCTTTATAAATACGCTTTTTTTAGCTATCAGCCAGCTTAATCCACAGCAAAAACCCGTCATATTCAAGTGACATAGACATACCTATTCTGGTGTGTCGGGGCTCCCGTCGCCTATTCAAGACGGTAGGGGTTATGTGCCATGAACAAGCTTATTGTTATGTACGTGGTTGCGGCTGCTGTCTTCTGTGCAGGCCTGGCCCTGCATGTGACGGCCCCCAAAGCCGCGAAAGAGACTCAAGTCCAGAAATGGACCTTGGTCCGCGACAAGACCACGTATAAGGGCGAGAGTCTAACTGACCTCGACCTTATGTGGGTAATCTCCCCGAAAGGGGAGTGGCTTGTTGTTCCTGAAGCGCAGAAAGAGCGCTTCAAGAGCAGCAAGCAGGGGGAGCACGTGCAGCTCCCCGAGTCTGTCAAACTGTGGGATAGAGTCATCATGGCCCCTGGCCAGACTGACTCTGCCAAGCTGCAAACGGGCCTGCCTGTGAGCAGGCCCAACAGCCTCAACCCTGACATTAAGTCAGTGCTTATCCCCTCCTACTTTTACAGTAGGTCTTAACCCACCGTCCTGGCGAGGACGTAAAACATACGCTTTTTTTAGCTATTGGCTAAAGCTTAATGCGCAGCAAAAACCAGGCATAATCAAATGATATGGCATAGCCTTTACACAAATGAGTTGTAGAGAGTGCCTTGTTGGAGAGCGTTATGGACAGCTTTATTCAAGAGGCCCAGCATAGCCTTGATAACGTAAGGAGCCTTAACGAGCTGCAAGACCACGAGTCTGTGGCCATGGCTCTGCAAGTCATGGCGGCTGCGTTTTTGTTGGAAGCGCAGAGGCAGCATGAAAAACACTTAAAGCTACAGGCTTATCTAAGGCTGTAGCTTTACGCCCTGGCGAGGGCGTAAAACAAACGCTTTTTTTTAGCTATCAGACAAATCGTTTAACGTGGTATCATGCATAAAAGTGTATAGCTACTTACGTTAGAGGGACAGTTCATGGCTGATCCATCCAGCGTCGATTGTGCAGATCAACTCATCATTCGACCCAGAATAACACGAGTCGAAGGCCAGCCCATTCTGGCCAAAGTGCCTTCCCTGCTGACCAGCCAGGGCGTCACACCGTTTATCGAGATGGTGCTGCGCGACAGCGAAGGCCGACCCATCAACCTGACCACCTGCGGCTTCAACTCCTCCAACAGCTCTTCTATTGGCACAGGCGTCAGCGTCGTCGGCAAGCTGCGCGAGGCTATGGGTTTATCCGCCAACCTGCCAGCCATCACGCTTGACGCAGCCGTGTGGGATGCCGACTCTGGAACCATTCGCGCCAGGGTCCCTGCCGAGGCGACCGAGCTGAACCAGATTCTGCGAGGACAGTGGGCCGTCGTGGACAGCGACAACTCGGTGCTGTTTACCACTCCGTTCTTCCTGTTCGTGGACCGTGGCGAGTTCGGCAGCACCTTCAACCCAAAAGGCGTGCCCAGCCCAAACGACATTCGCGTCTTCCTGCGCGACAGCGCCCCAGAAGACAACTATCTGCTAAACGAGCTGGAGTTCGACCTGACAGAGATCGTCGAGTCGGCGATTCGCTGCATCGATCACTTCAACAACGCCCAGCCGCCGATTCCTCAGAAGTTTACCACCATAACCTTTCCCAACACGGCCATCCTGCTGACTGGCATCATGGGCTATCTGTACCAGATCGCAGCCAAGCACTATCGGCGAAACCATCTGCCCTACAGCGCTGGCGGCGTGCAGGTCGATGACAAGAATAAGGCCAGCGAGTACGAGCAGCTGGGCATGCAGATGGTTGCTGAATACCAGCAGTGGACGAAGAACAAGAAAGCCCAGTTCAACGCCCAGAACTTCAACGGCACCTTTGGCTCTGGGTACGAGTATAGCGGCAGGTGGAGGTAACCCATGACTGACCGCTCGCAGATAGCCAGCCCGTTCGAGCGCGTGCGTATCCGCTACTCAGTTGACGGCGACACGCGCCTGGAGTGGGACCTGTCCAGGCTGTTTACCGATCCGCAGCCCCACACCTTCACGCTGCAAGGGGCTTACTCGTCAACGGACAACACCACGTTCGCGAACATAGGTTTACCTGTGCAGAACGTGTCGTTTGCCATTGATGACGAGAAGAGAGTCTTTGCCCAGACGCAGGACTTCTACTATCGCATCAAGCTGGTGACGCCTCTGCGGACGTACTACTCCGAGATCGTCTCGGCGTTCAAGAACCTGAACTTCAGGGACTGGCGTCTGGCCCGTGACGTTATTCGCAAGGAGAAACTGAGGCACAGCAAGTACACTTCGTTGCAGGGATTTCTCCTAAAACGTAAACGTTACGAGTCGCGATGTACTAGCTGCACTGATCCGCTAACAGAAGAGGTCACCGACAGCAATTGCCCAGTCTGCAAGGGAACAGGACTCATAGGCGGCTATTTCGCTGCTGTTCCTGCTTTTTTGGAGCTGCCTCCCAACATGCAGAGGGAGGAGATGGACAACGCGCAGGCTGTCGGCACCAAGAAGGATGTTATCTTTCAAAACTGCCGAATGCTTGGTGATCCGATACCCGACAGCTATGATGTGTTTGTCGATAGCGGCAGCGATAGAAGGTTTATAATCCACGAGATAACCTCATCGGCTATCATGCGAGGATATCCAGTGGCCTTTAATGTCAATGTGCGACAGGCCAACTTCTCAGATGTTGTTTACTCCATTCCGATGGCAGGGGCATGATGGAGAAGCCAGACAAGCAGACTGAAAAGCGCGTTAGCCTGCTTCCCAAGGTCAAGATCATGGACTGGAAGCCAGACGAAAGTCTTAGCGCCAAGATTTCTGAGTCTTGGGGTCTGGAGGGGAAAAATGAGCGATCCTCAGCCGATAGACCCAAATAAGCCCAGTAATTGGTGCAGCATTGCGCCAAGACCTCATTTAATGACTGGGTTTTTTAGGGAATGGTTTATCAATCACTTTGCAAACGCTGACAACATAGAAGCCAAAGAATTGCGTGGAAAACTGTGGAAAGCAGTACCTTCCACAGATATAGTCGTTGAGTCTATTACACAATGGCGGCCTGACTTGACGCAAAAAAGACCTGCAATCATAATTAAACGTAATGACTGGCAAGTTAATCGTGTTACTATACGTGATGAGCGGCATGGAAGTATAAACTGGGATGGATCAAAAGACTACGCTGTTATGATATCGGGTAGTCACACTCTTTTTTGCATAGCCGGAAAAGGTGCTGAGGCTGAAATACTAGCTGGTGAAGTTTATAGAGACTTAATGCAGTTTGCACCAGTGATTAGAGACGAACTAGCGCTAATCAAGTTTGTAGTTGTTTCAGTGGGCAGTCTTTTTGAGCTTGAAGAAGCAAAAGAGACTTACGGAGTGCCTGTCACAGTGTCATACGTAGCAGGTGAATCCTGGAAGCTTATACCACAAGCACCGGTTTTAAAAAGTATTGTGTTATCTAAGTTCATTCCTTAAACTAAGAGTTAGATATCGTGTCTAATTAGACACAACGGAGGAGATCATGGCTTACGTTCTTCCACAGGTTACGGTATTCCAAGAGTTCAACATTGTTCCCGTTAATTCAGCTGCTCCACGGGCAGCGCACATTACCGGTGGACACGCAAAGCTTTTCCGTTACAGCAACGCTGACGAAAAAGCCATTGTCAACCTTGGCGAGTACGACAGCGTAGCCGACCAGGCTTACCTGTGGCCAGAGCGTCCCGCTGGCGGTGTGGTAGACCACACCTTCACCAAGCTGTACGTTGAAGACGCCCTTCTAGAGTACTACGTCAACAACGCCAGCTCGGGCAACGCCGTCGCCCCCGTATCCGGTTACAAGAACCGCGTGCGCGACTCAGGCACTAGCTTCAAGACCAACACCGCCAGCTATCCCCGCTCAGCTACCCTCTACGACCGCGACGTGAAGGTAGGTGACTCTGTATACATCCGTGGCGTGTCTGGCGGCGAGGAGTACACCCTCAACACCACCGTGCGCGGGTTTGTGGGCGACGCCGTAGCCGCCACTATCGGCACAGCATCGTCAGCTTCCAGCAACAAGGCTACTCAGACCCTGTCCACCAACATCGACATTCTCGGTCTGAAGAACTCGATCACTCTAACCGCCGACGCCTCGGGCTATAACGGCCTGGAAGACGGCGACATCGACGAGTCCTACACCGTTGAAGTCGCTCAGAGCTCCATCGGCGGCGACCTGACCACAGCCCGCCTGCGCGTGACCTCCTCCAGCGGCAACGACAATCAGTCCTCTGTCACTCCCGCAGGCGCTGGCGGCTTCACTGAGATCGGCACCCGTGGTCTTCTGGTCGAGTTCGACGTAAACTCCACTGCGTCGGCCAGCTCCGCAGCCGACGACGAAGACATCAGCCCCAACGACTTGGTCGTCGGTCAGAAGTGGCGCGTGCGCGTGAAGCAGGCCTTCACCGCCCCCACAGCCACCAAGGGCGGGACTTACACCGGCCTTAAGGACACGACCTACATCGTCGAAGTGACCAAGGGCGGCACCTACGCCTCCAGCCCAGAGATCACTGTCTCCACGACCACCGGCTACGATGTCGGCACTCCAGTAGTCGTATCGGCAGCTTCCACGGCTGTCACCGTCGGTAACTACGGTGTCACCGTCAGCTTCAACCAGACCGCTCTCTGCACTGGCGACAAGTACTACATGGTCGCTACCGCAGCCACTCAGGGCGCTATGAAGACGCTGATCCTGGCTGACGACCTGCCCGAAGAGCTGGAATCCGCTGTCGATCTCGACCTTAAGCTTTTCATCAAGAAGAGCATCCTGGTCGAGAAGAACCTCGAAGCCGACGCTCCTAACGTGGCCTATGAGGTCAGCGACACCGAGATCACCGTCCAGTCCGGCATCCTTCTGCACGACAGCAGCTGGACCGACAACGGCGTTGCCTTGCCACTGGCTCTTAAGGGCGGCACAGTGTTCGTCGAGTACAGGGCCTGGCTGCCCGACTACGTCGGCACCGTCGAGAGCATTGCCGACGCGGCCGAAATTCCCAGCCTTCTGGGCCAGATCAGCCCCGACAACCCGCTCTGCTGGGGCGTTTACCTCGCCCTCCAGAACGCCAACGGCCAGCCCGTCTTCTTCACTTCCGTCACCGACCCGTCCAACGTGGACGACTGGGCCGTGGCGCTGGAAGGCCTGGACGGACAGGACCAAATCTACAACCTGGTGCCGCTGACCAACAACGAGACCGTGCAGGGCCTGTGGAAGGCCCATGTCGAGTCCCAATCCGGCCCCGAAGTCGGCAACTGGCGTGCGACAATCTTTGGCATCGAGGTTACTGGCGTCAAGCGTATCCTCAGCGAGGCCAACAGCGTCGGCGGTAGCACCATCCTGGCCAGACTGGCCGACGACAACACCACCTCTGGCACGCAGTACACTCTGCTGTCGGTTCCCGCCAACAACGCCAAGTTCATCACAAAGGGCGTCAAGGCTGGCGACACCGTCCGCTACCTGTACAGCACAGACGCTTTTGGCGACGAAACCTACAGCGAGTTCGTCATCGACGAGGTCCTGTCGGAATCCAGCCTGCGCCTCGTAACCGGTCACGGCAGCGCCATCACCGTCGGCCAGAAGGCTGAAATTTGGCGCACCCTCGACCGCTCCGGTCGCGCCGCTGAGGCTGTCGAGCAGGTCGGTGCCCACAGCAGCCGCCGCGTCGTGGTTATAGCCAACCCGACCGTGGGCTTGGACGGTGCTGTGTTCCCTGGTTATTTTGCCGCTGCGGCCATCGCAGGACTTCGCTCGGGCGTCCTGCCCCAGCAGGGTCTGACCCGCGTCAGTCTTTCAGGCATCGACGATGTCGGAGAGCTGGTCACTGAGC